ACGGTCCGTTCTTACTTCATAGGTTGAATATCTCTGGTTATCGTAACCAATGTTATAGCCAGGAACGAGATCAACATACATTTCTCTCATTTGATCAGAGCCCACACCGGACGGCATAGAAGAAAATCTATACCTGGAGAAACCATCCATCGGTGTGGATTCGTAGTTGATGCCCTTCATAGCAGGATTGGATGAGAAAAACTCATCCAATTGTTTATCAAATTCAGATTGTCCAATTCTTTTTGAAACCTGGAACATGACTACTCCTTAGTCCGTGCCCTTCTTTGATCCCGTAATATTCTTGTCCATAGTTTCACTTGACTATCGCAAATGCGGTATTCCCGCATAAATATATGAGGCTGATCTTGTAAGCCACCAGAAACCAATGGGATTCCCATGGCATTTATTTCTTCGTACATAGTTAGTGCTGCTGGCTTGCTAGGTATTTCTGGATGTAATCCTGCTTCTAATTCGGATATTGCTCCATAGAAATTTTCTATCGCTTCTTCAAGTTCTTGAAGTTTCCCCCTTAGCTTTCTTCCCCCCCTTTTGCCCAGGTGATGTTCACTTCACGAACCTTTTCGTGAATCTCGTTGGCAACAATCGGAGGCAGTAAGCCCCAAGCATTGATAAATGCCCTTTCGGACATATCCAGTTTGCCATTCTTGAACTTGAATAGTTCTTTTCCATCTTCCTTGACAATGTTGCATCCAACTATGGTCAAATACACTTCAAGTCGATTGAGTTCTGCAACTGATAACCGCTGGATGATTCTGACGGAATCGGGATTGCTGAAATCTTCTCCCTCAACTTCCTGAGTTAGCGTATCCCACAATGAGGATCTGCGCTCATGATCTGCCTGAGTAGCCTGACGGATTGACACGCGAGTGGGTTCATCACCCTTTTCTCCGTATATCTCGTCAGTCTTATCGAGAACGAACTCTTTTTCTATTGGTGCTGATAATTTGAAAGCCATTTCATACTCCTAGATATATATAAGATTTTGTACCCTCCAGGGAGAAACTAATCTCCCTGGAGGGTAAAGGCTAAAACTGAACTGCTTATTAGGCAGCTATAACTTCAGCGTCGAACAAACCAATCATTTCGCTGTAATCCCAGTATTCCACCAACAGGTAGATACAGCCAGCGGTCAGGTCTGCCGCGCCAGATGTGGTATCAATCGTGATCGGGATTGCCGAAGCGCCACTCACAATATTGAATACCTTGTTCTCACCAACTGCGGTTTCATCCCAGTCGGTCTGATCAACGTACAAATCTTCATCAGCCGCGATACCGATATCCGCAGTGGGAGTCGTACCGTTGAGGGCTGTCTGAATAACCGCAACACATTTCGCAATGCAGTATGCGGGTAGATTGAAAATCACCTGATCAGCATCCACACCAGTAATGGTTACTTTGATGTGCTTATAGTGCGGTAAAAACTTCTTCCCCTCTTTAGCGGTGGATGAAAGATCGCGAGATTCTCCAGTTCGTATATAGTCGTGTGTCATTGAAAAACTCCTTATTTTCTAATCGAGTTGGGGAGGGAGTTGATTCTCCCTCCCCTTCAGCAGGGATAAGGCTGCTTCTAAAAATTATCTACTTTAGGACGGCCATGTGTAAGCTGATTCCTTGTTGTCAACTTTGAATGAAGCGTAATTTGTGGTATTGTCGATTGCGACCCCCTGAAGCCTCATCATAACGCTTTGACCAGCAGCCAACTGAATACCACCTACTGGTTGCCACAGAACTTCTTCCGCCTCGACCTTCAATCGATACTGATCAGTCAGGGAGGGCATACCGTCTGGTGACATTGCGACCACTTCTAGGTCATTGACAAACGGGGTTGCTGACCATGCGGTTGCGGTAGCGGAATTACCAATCATGCTCCGGTATAGATCTGCATCTTTCCATTTCAGGATAAGATCAAATGTTACCCGGCGACCAACGATGGTGATATCCTCAAGCATGGGATCGCCATACACTTTTTCCTGCCTAATGTCCAGCGGAGCATTCACGATACCAATACTGCAACCAACAATGGGCAGTTCGGAAGCTGAGAATGTGGGGATTTTGAAGTATCCACCAACCACAGAACCAACAGGAATGGACTCGTATGTCTCATAAGTGTTGTCATATGACCATGATGGCGCTTGCTCAAGTAACCATTGGCGACCAAGAACGTCCACTCTCATTGAAAGCGGACCGTCATTTGCCAGATTCAGAACTGCACTAACAATCTTGCAGTCCTCAAAGGTTTCGCCAATGTCTTCGGCAGACTCACTACCGGGGATATACTTTCTAAAAGTCATCCACGGAAGGTAACCATCATCGGTAGCGTGTTCAAACTCATGCTGATATGCGCCCGTTTCCGGTAAATCGCCAGTACCATCACCTACAGTTGTGGTGACTTTTCCAAGCGCGCCATATAACAGCCATCCGAGAGTATCTTCAAGTCTCGGGAAGATCGAGGCACCGCCAGCAGCCATGTACCCCCCTTTGTACGGGAAGGTTGGCGTGGAATTGCCGCCGATTTCCGGAGTACCCAGACGAACATCGTCTATGGGGGAAAGGTCAATGCCCACGGCTTTGTGTCTATAAAATGTTGTTGCAACTGCATCCATGGCGGTTTGACCGCCGAATGCTAAAATTCCTTGTTGAGCTGTTACACTCATAATTTAGCTCCTTTCGGTAAGGCACATCCAATACACCTTGCCTCTCCACACGTAATTCACTTGTGGGCCACCACCTTCAAAAATGGTGTCGGCATAGACGTACATCTTTATTGCCCTTTCACCGAATTCATCTGTTAGATCGGAAACTGTCGCACTCTCTATGTATTCACATAGATTGCCCAACACCTGATATGCATAGTTTCGTGCAACATCTTCTGTGTCGCCTGTGTAGTAGCATCCAAATTGCACTACTCCGCGTCGCCACCATAATTGACCGCCCCCAATCTCCCGACCAAAGTAGTTGGTCTGGATATTATCGAAATCCTTGAGCGATACAATCCCATCTTTGTACTTGGGATCGTCAGCATCGCCTCCCTGGATTGCGAGATACACTGTGTGGTTTAGTGGGTTGTCCTGAAAACGACCCACCTTCACCAAGTTGGCTCGTAACTTGTGATCCTCCGCATATGCAGTCTGCATATTCGTAGTAAGCCAGGTATCAAGGCGTTCGGTGATCATCGGAACAATATGTGCCATTACGCTCTACTCCCAGCGGTTTGCCGAGGATGGCTATTCATAAGGTTGATAAACTGTGCATAGAGAAACTTAGATGTGTTCTCTAGAGGGTTGTGAATTGGGTTGCCAGCATCAACTTCTGACGCATACTGTCTGACCATGCTTGTTGTTGTTGATTGTGTGGTCATACAGTAGTAAGCAGCGTAAAAAGCTAAGGCTGTTTCCAGGTAGGCTGGAATGGTCATGACAAAATCGTCATCATCATCAGCATCTGGTTTATCCCAATGCGCTCGATAGAAAACAGTGTAAGTATCCCCACTGTCAGGCGCTTTCGATAACGACAGCGTTCCTTTAGGGTATTCAATCCAATCGTTGTCCCCAGCCATGTTATCTCCCAGGTATAAGCCAGGAGATAACAAAGCATTGGGGTAGATTTCTCCGGAGTCATCGTCCATTACCGCATCAATCTCGTACAGATCTGTTTCTAAGGTAAACGTAGTGTCAGATCCGTCACCTGTTAGGGTTTGAGTTGATCGTAAGGACTGCCAAGGTAGCATAGCGTCGAGTCCAGCGCAGATCGCATCGTAATACAACGCGTCCGTCAATTGTGCTTGCACACCAGGAATAAGACGCTGTACTGCTCCCTTGATATCCAGATAAGTAGTCATGATTAGGTTGAAGCACCTACGTATGCTTTCGCGCCCTTCACACGGGTGTTGGCAACTGAGAATACAACTTCAAAGACCTCAGGGTTGAACAGCTGATAGCCCATATAGGCATCCCATGAGAACCGTTGCATTGACTCGAAGTCATCAACTGCTAAGGGTGTGTGAATCTGCGGAGCTTGCGCAACGCCAGAAACCAAACCGTAAGGATTGGCAACGAAAACGCTTGCGTGAACATGGATACCAGCGGTCACATAGGCGTAAACGCCACTGCCGAGATCGGTTGAGAAATCTTCCATGATCGGTCGATCAAGGGCAATCCGGAAGTTGGCAGCATCAAGAGAAACAACTCTGCGGTTATGCAGTTTGCCCTCTGTGTAATCCACACCGTCTGTAACGCCATTGTCGGATGTTACGGTTGAGTGAATGGTTACGATTGAGCCAGCAGCGAGATCAGCGATTTCACCGGAAGCAAAAGCATCAGACTGAAGCTGGATATAGTGGGTTGCCCCATCCTGACCAGTCTTGTATGCACCATCTACGCTTGTGGTCGAGGGATCGGGTGAGCCATCGCCAGCGGAGATTGGGCTGGTAACATTCGCTCGGACGTTGATTGAACCGCAGTTCCAGAGCGTGCATTTGGGGGTCTGAACAAAGCGAACATTCTTGTATGCGCCTGCTTCATAAGCCAGGAGAGCACTTGGGTTCGCGTATTGCTGTACACCGATCCATCCGCTGTCAGACTGAATGTCGTAAATAACGCCGGGGCTGGTGTAACAAACAATGCTTGCACCTGCTCCATTTATGCCCTGAGCAGAAGGAACGTCACGGTAGGACATACCCAACCAGACATCAGCAGCGATATCGGGATCAAATTCTTCGCCAGCAGCAGGGGTGAAGTCATCGAAATCAGCAGCCGAACCGGTATACAGAGAATAGCCACTTGAAAGAGCGCCATCAATGAAAGCGTTTCGAGCCAGGATATCGAGAACATCGATCATATGCTGACCGAGTGCGCCACGGATAATGTTGCGGAGACCACCGCGCTTGTCTGCCTGCCAATAAGTTACGAGATCATCGTACTTGTGGTAAGCAGTTTTCCCACCATAACGACTGAAAGTAATATCAATCGCCCTGCTATCAATGTGGGATGCAGGTAGCCACAACTGTCGTAGAGACAGTGCGGAGTTGTTGGCATGGACATCAAAAAGCTGAGAAACCGTCATGGTTTTCGCATTCTTTGCGCCCATGTTTTTAGTGAACGGAACAGCATCACGAAATGCTGATTTCTGGCGGAACATCCGAACTAGATCGGGGTCGTACCATTGCCGTTCGTTTTTATCGAGATTAGCCCAAGGATCTGAGCCATAATTTACATCAAAATCGCCAGTCGCCATCGTAAACTCCTAAGTTATTTTGCGCGAGCGTCATATTGTTTCTGAAGACGTAAGAATTCATCGTCATCATCCGCAGCCATCATCCTCTCGTACAATTGTTCGTTGGTTAGATCGTCATCGGTGGTTTCTTCCTCTTGTGGAGGAGTTGAACCGTCGAGAGTCTCGTCAACTTTGATTTGAACATTTTCGGATAACGTCTCCCTGAAAGCTTCTAACTTATCTTCCAGAGGGTTGTCATCATCGCCTGAAGGCAATAGTCCTTTAGCCTCAAACTTAGCGAGATCTGGAAACTTCTCGATGATGAGATTGGAACGGCTTTGCTTTTCCTCACCCAGCGCAACTTTCCCCTCTAAATCACTTACTTGACCTTCAAATTGTGTCACTTGACCTGTCAATTGGGTCACTTGGTCTGTAGCCTGTGACAGTTCTGACTTTGTGGTCGTTAGATTGGTAATCGCTTCATCGCGTTCGGTCTTCAAACTCTCAATCTGCGTATTAGTTGACTCATGCAGACTGTTGTACTTAGTTTGTAAGCCTTTATAAGCAGCTTCCCAATCATTCTTTCCGGGGTCGTCCCCAGGATTGCCTTTTGGGTCTCCTTTGGGATCTCCTTCGGTATTTGGATCGGTCTTCTTACTCATTAGGTCGTGCCTCCTTAGATTTTTGTGTCTTGATCACCTTATTAGGGTTTTCACTCATGTCATTCTCAGGAGGGTTTTCCGCTTCTTGAAGCAGTTTTAGCCAAGCTATGATCTGCTTCTTTTCTTCCGGTACATCCTCTATGTCCCCCGCTAACTCCAGCAAGGTTTCGATTGATGCTGAGTTCGAAGAAGCCCTTGCTACAATTTCGTTGATTATTGATTCCCGATCACGCGGGAACATCGGCGCCCAATCCTGTCGCATTCGTAAGCGACCATGATCCTCTTTTATTGCAGGAGCGCCCATTTTCTGCATATGTGCTGAAATTTCAGGTTTAGCCATCATTCTCAGCGCAAGTGAGTTGAACCAATTCATCCCCGTGGTCCAGAGTATTCTTTCCATAGCAACATGACTAGCTAACGGCCACATGCGGAAAGATAAGGTCATTGCACTTCTCTGCGATCCCTCATCTTCACCATCTGCGACTGCCGGGATGTAGGCATCTCGCCTGAATTGTTCGTATAATTTCTCCCAAAGTGTTCCCATTGCCTGTGATGCGGTAGCCTGTTTGATTGCAGTAATATCAGGCTGTTGAGATCCACCAGCTACGGAAGTCATTGACTTCAGATCAATAACCTTTACACCTGGAGCAAGTTCAACAATCTTTGGCGTTCCGTGGACATTTTTCATCGCCAACCACGCGTGTGCGTCATCTGAAACCGCATCGCCATAATCGCCAGCTCGAAGGTTTATTTCCTTAACAATGCCGGTCAAGCCTTCAATAAGACTTTCACCATAAAGACCTTCTGTCCGAGTGTGTGGAATGTAAACCATTGGAACTGCGTTGAACGGGTTGGTCCCGCCCATGTCTTTTCTTACAGTCCCAAATTGTCTTGATGCTAATTTGCCATCGATCAGAACTTTGTAATAACCCCTTCCCCATTCTTCAACCATCCAAACCTCGTCTTTGTCGACACTTACACCATAGTCTTTAGCGAGTTCTTTGGAGATCATTCGCACTACAAAGCCTTTGCGGAGACGCCAATAGTCAGAAGCATCGGCAATCCCCACAAAGGACTTAGGATGGACAAGTTCAATCCGGATTGGAATAGTTCTCCATGTTTCATCCGGTACATAAGTAAGTTTGAATACACAGCCCCCTAGATACTGTGACAAAATCCCATTACGGAGTTGTAATGCTCTACCATGGTTCTCGTACCAAAGAATGTTGAGTGCTTCTTCAGCTTCTTCAGCAAGCTCTTTATCTTCGGTTTTGACAACCATCCTGGGTATAACTAATGGTCTGCCATCGTCGATAACATCGCCAAACAGAACCGCGGCGTGTTTCATGACTGCTCCACGGATCGGATTGATCCTTACCGGATACAGTTCTACTTCTTTACCGCTTTGTTTATCCGTATCGTCTAGTACAGTACCGTCATACCAGGATTCCATTTCCTCATAGCCTGCTCTGTTGTTTTCGTAAACATCATTTGGGAAACCTGGAACTTGATCCAGATCCCAAAAGCTCGAAGGCGTGAGGTCTGATAATGTATCCTGCAATCTGTTGAGCAAAAGCTCCTCCATTTCTCCTACTGTAGGAGAATCCAAAAAAGCAAATATCCAATTTCATATTTGCTCAGAATGTAAAACAGCAGACTACTATTTAGTTTGTATGTTCTTTGATGTGCATATAATGTACCCCCCAGAGAATACTAACAGAAAAAATCAATTTGTCAAGGACTCATTTTCGACGTTGGAGATATTCTTTCGTTTGGATGTTATCCCTTCCATAAATCCATATTTTCAAAATTAAATACTGTGTGTTCGAATACATCTGGCATTATCTTGACCTTTTAACCCTTCTGTGACTGCGCCTATTCCTATCGCGAAGAACGTCTAGCCCTTCCTTCTCCGCTAAGCCTAGCTTCTCTATGAGCTGACGCAATTTTTGCATAATGCTCGTCAACTTGGGTTTGCGAGAGTTCTTCTTCTGGATCGACATGGAAATAGCTCCTTATGGCAAATGCAGACATGGACATTGTAGCAACAATATCCTGTGCAATCTTCTTATCCCTGATGGGATCGTAGTTTGTAAGCTGTGATCGTATCCCCACAACATTCTTCGGCCACGACAGCAACCTGGACTCAATAAACAGTCGTAAAGCGTGTAAATACCACGATTTCTTGGATCCGGAAAAGTCCATAGGGGTCAATAAAATCCCCCTGTATTCCACTTCATCTATTCCCATAGAAGCCAAATACTGGACATTTATCAGCTCTGCCATGTTCTTTTGCGGTCCGGTAGAGTCAACGCCAGCAATGATTGGGTTATAGATGCCCTTCAGGTACAACAGTCTGTCAACCCACGGAGAAATAGCACCATTTCCGTTTCCCCACCAGAAACTCACCAATCTAGCAGGTTTTCTTGGAAATTCAACCGGAACACCCCAACACATAATAACTGGCGCATTCCGCTTGGGGGCAGCATCAATACCTGGATCGCCCATAAGAACATACAATTCGTCCTTACGAGGGGGTATTTGAAAGTGGACAGTCCCAATACCGTGTAAAGATTCAAATCCGTACCCGTTGTCGATTCCTTCTGCAGCTCGTTTCTCAATTTCTTCACCGATCAGCACATCTTCGCAAGCGTATACCGCTGGTTTCGGGAAGAATTTCCCTTTACCTTCTGGTCGCATTCCGTCAATCCAGCGTTCTCGCTCATTTTCCGGAATACGGGAAAGCATTTTCTTTAGCTGAGCATCGGTAACGTTTTTGTTGTGTCTGGTTGAAACCACCATAGAAAGGTAGTTTTCAGGCTCAAGTGCTGCCTGATCAAAATACTGCCACATATAGTAGTTATCCCACGAGTTTGATGTCATGGATAATCTACCCAAACGAGATCTACCACGGATAGAACCTCTCAAACGAGAACCTAGTGCAATAACAATCTCATCTAGGTTATCAAGAAGTCCAGCCTCGTCAATATTTATCCAGTCACCTTCCCATGACAAAATGCCAGTCGCGTTTTTATCTGCACTCATAAACTCAAGTGAAGACTCAACCAGGAAATTCTCAATCCGGTATTTTATGGTGATCTTAGGGAATGGTCTTTGCGGTTGTGCAAAAATCAGCTTTCCGTAAGGCGTTCCCTGCGAGGTCTGCAAAATGAAGTCGTACATTTGCTTTGCCTGCCATGCTTTTTGGCAGACGTTCAGGAATTTGAAATTCGGCGTAGTCATAGCCCATACCGCCGCGGACATCCCTACACCAATAGTTTTTCCTGTACCAAAGCCCCCTATGACAATGCAATCTGTCTGTGAAGCATGATGAATCGCTTTTTGCCATTTTCCAGGGTCTTCAAAATTATCATCAAATAGGAAACCTTGTTCAGCTCCATCGGGTCTGAAAAAGTAATCCGTGATGATATCCGGATCATCAGCCCCGAGACGAACTATTTTCGCCTCGGACGGCTGCATTGAATACGGTTGTTTCATACGTTGCGAATATTCGACTTGAACTGATCGTTCGCCCGCCAAAAGTCGGAAGCGCAAACTTCAATAGGTCTTATCTCAAGGAAACTCTGAGCATCCTTTTTCGACTGATCATCCTGGAAGTCATAGACGATCATGTTGTTATCACGCCAAACTCCACCAACATCAACCTGGTTTCCCATTGTCATAAGAGAAACAACAGTCATTCTGTCTTTGGAAGTTCCATCATGGCGTTTATATAATGCGGACCGGAAAATGTAATAGGCATACCAAATCTTGTGAATATCAACAATGATCGGTCTTCCTTCATTCCACATGCTAACAACATCCTGCACTTCCTTCCGATCAAATGTGCAGTAAAGGATTCCTTCGCTATCCCGATATATTCCGTTCTCAAGCACTCTGTAATCTAACGCCCATAAGGTACACGCCAGTTTCATGTCAGCTGTAGAGAAAACATCTCCATCATCATAGTTCAGCGATTTCTTTGGGGGTTGGTAGTTTAGATTATCCCGCATTAGGTCATCGCCTCCAAAGAGGAAGTTTCGTAAGCAGTCTCATCAGTAAAGGCTTCAAACGCCACCTTTCCAGTTGGATGCTCTTTCACGACTGTGTAATGCGAATTGCCTGATGCTATGTATCCTGGCTCATCCTCCCTTAGCCATTGGGCGTTTAGCGTTGCCCATAGTGTTGGATTGTTTGCCTCTGTGATCAGTGCCATCCTTCTCTCCTTCTATTAGGTCTAAAGTGTCAATGTCATCTATGGAGATACTCTTTCCTCAAAGTCCACCCATATAAGTAGAACATACGTTCTAATATTACCACACTTTTCTGAAAAAGCAACCACATATTCTGATCATAGAACACCATACCCCCGTATCTTCCGATCACCCCATAAAAATCAACCATTGGGGTAACTATAGGAAAAACACCACTATTGTAGAAAATCAGCCATCAACCAAATAAGTAGAACATTTCCCCTTAGGAGAGGATCTGCATACGAAAGGGCAAATGATTACCCATAAACTTACTGCAATTAGCAAATGATGCAGGGAATATAAGGGGAAATAGTTATCTGTATGGCCATAGTATCCGGAAGGACACCCCCAAAAGCCCGTGGATACCCTAGGAAATACCCTAAAGGTAACCCAAAAAGCCACCCTGAGTGGTCACCCTTTGCGACGCACCACAGAGAAAAGGGGGAGGTGACTTTGAAAACCGCCCAATGAGTGTCAGGTCATATTATTAGTATATATAGGTAGGGAGAAGTGAACTAGGGGGTATCAAGTTTTTATTTCTATATAGATATTCCCATGCTAGTAAGGGGTGGCATGGGGTATCCCCCCACCCCCCGTAAGCCGACCAGACCTACACCACTAGACCCAGCTGGGCGTGGCTAGGCATATGTCGCTGGGAAAGGAAAGAACCATGGTACTCGGATTCTCATTGTTCTCATTGGCTGTTGGTGTCTTGATCGCGTCACTATTGGGACAAGTTATCAAGCTGGCATTTGGAAAATAGTCAATTTATGGACGGAGGTGATCTGTGAAGAAGTTCAGTAGCATTCATGCTGCTAACTCCGCTTTACCTAATTTAGGTAAAGGCGAAGTTGTTGTGGTTTCTGGACGAAAGTTCAGAAAAACCTACTTCAATGCGCTGAAAGTTGTGCGTTTTGAAGAATCGGAAACACTTTTGT